ACAATTTGCAACATCTTCATAGTTAGCACCAATGTATTTCAGTGCCAACTCTTGTGTACCATAACCAGAAAATAGTGATATTACTTTTAGTTTATTCATATTCTTTTTCTTCTTTCAAATCAAAATCTCCCTCCAAACCTAATAAATCTTTCCAATAATCTGCGTATTCTTTCTTATATTTTTCAATAGAAACTTTTTCTTCTGTTGTATCTTTACCTGATAAGAATCCGTGGGGAGTTACAATTATCTTACCATCATCATATCCCAAACCATTAATGTGGTTCTTTAATACAGATACTTTTGTTCTTGAAGCGAACTTAACACTTCTCTTATCTTTAGTTGCCGTAATCTTGGTTGTTCCAGCACCTTTTTGATTACCAAACAAAAATACCAAAGAAGAGTTCAACCATATTGCTTCACCACCTTTAGCTTTAATCTTTGGTTGTCCAAATGGGTTATCAGGTAATTCAACCCAAGGTTGGTTAACGATAATCAAAGTATTTTCAAACTTTGAATCCGCTTTTCTAGAACCTGAGATTCTTTGGTTGATACCCATACCAATTTTATCGGCAAGAACTGAGGCGTTATGTTGTTTACCACCTTTACCTTCAAATGTCATTTTACAAGGAATTGACCCAACTGAGTCCCACATAAAACATAAACTATATTCAAGGTCACCTTTTTCTTGTGCATCAAGTAAGTCGTTGATATAATCTGTGATTTGTTCAATGTATTCGAAGTTATTGTTGAAGATATAAAAACCATCCCAATCAACTTCACCCGTTTCTTCGTCCACAACTTCTTCACATTGTAGTCCCATCAATTTTGCGTGCTCAAAACTCCATTTTTGTTCTGTGATTATGAACACAGGTAGAATACCCTTTCTTTGAGCATCTACTGCAGTTTTTACTAAAGCAGTTGTTTTACCAGTATCAGAGTGACCTAAAAACATATTTAGGTGACCTACAGCAGGACCTGGTAATCCAACAGCATCCAAGAACTCAGTACCCAAGTCAAAGTATCTTTGTTGTTTGTACTTTGCTGAGGTGGAGAACTTCTTTTTAATACTACTGAAATCCGTTTTCTTAATTGCCATCGTTTAAATTATATTTTACAAATTCTTTTAGTGTTTCCAACTTGTCTTTAGCATTAGCCATTTTCTCAACATACTTGTCCATTTCTTCTAAATGTTGTGGATGTTCACCAATACCAACTGAGTTAGAGAAATAAACCAATAAAGTGGCCTCAGCCTCTGCTATCTCACTCTCGTATTTAAGAGCAAGAGCATCAATCATTTTAATTTGAATTTTCATTTAGGATTTAAAAATGAACCCCACTTTGTTAATGGGGTTCGGGTTAAAAAATATTTTTAGAACGGAAGGTCACCACTTGGTTCGAAATCATCAGAATCGTCCAAATAAGTTGGTGTGGATTTACCACCTAATACAACTTCACCTGAATCTGAGTTACTATAAACATAACCACCCTTTTCACTATCCCATCTTGGTGTTTCACCTTTGGCAATAGCTTCCAAGTATTCTACTGGTTTTTTAGAGTAAACATCAGCCCAAGATAGTTCATCATTCAACCAACCTTCAGCTGTTTCTTTGTTTTCGTGGAGTGGAGCTGGGTCATCATACATAATAGTTTGAATAACTGTATATGTTGCACCCTTTGGGGTTTTTGCTTTGGTCATCTCTAAGATAATATCTCTACCTTTTTGAGAATCGGTTACATCACCTTTTGCTCTAAAGATAGGAATAAGTTTATCTAAGATACCTTCGTTTTTGTAGTTGTGTTTGAATCTCCAAAACTTAACTCCATCGTTTTCATTATCTCTGTCGATAAGTTTAACAATGTAAAATTTACGAGGTTTGTATTGTTTTGCAAGTTCTTTGTCGGCATCTCTACCAGTTGACATAAGTTCTTCATATACTTCTGTAAGTGGAGAACGCTCATTATCATTTTTACCTGGGTCATAGAACTTTTGCCATTTACCATCTACTTGGATTTCGTGAAACCACACCTCTTTGAAAGGTGAACTTCCATCTGTAGTTGGAAGGATTCTTAATCTTTTTTGTCCTTGTTTTTCATTGTCCTTAAGAAGAGCTGCGAAGTATTTCTTCATTCTCTCATCTTGAGACATTTTGTTGGTATTACTACCTGATTTTTGTGATTGTTCGTACTGAGCTAAAATAGCATCTAATGGATTTGTCGCCATAATGTTTAAAAAGTTTTTTGTTAAGAAATATTATACACAATAGTAAGTGTCAGCCGTGGGTTTGTCAAATTAAGTTCTAATATATTTTTTTGAATTTACTTACGTCATTTTCAGGAGTCATCTCAGTATCACCAAAATCTCTGAAACTTCTTTTAATTTCATTAGGTGAATAACTTTCAACTTCGTCTGTGGTTAAAACATATTCATTTTTTCCACTCGCTTCCATTTCCTCCTCCTTGTCTTCAAAAAACTTACTTAATTTTTGGTTAAAAGGACCTGAATCTAAAGTTCTAAGTTCTAATTTTTCTTCAGGTGTTTTAACTCTGTATTTTTCAATTTTAGTTTCAATAGAATTTAATCTATCTAATATACCATCCATAGCATTTAATTTGGATTCCAAATCATTGAGATGGTTGAATAAACTTTCGAAATATTCATCTTGTTTTTCTTCAACAGATTTTTGTCCTTTAACTAAATCAGTGACTTCAATTTCTTCCTTATCACCTTTTTTCTTTTCGTCTCCTAATTTTTCAACATCAGGGTCGGACTCTGTGTCAATTGGTTCAGGTAGTGGTGCTGTTGGTGGTGCAGGTGCTCCTGCTGCAGTATCAGGAGCTGGAGCTGGAACATCACCTGCTGGTGGAACTTCTCCCCCTGGTGCTGGTGGTATTTCCCCTCCAGGTACTGGTGGAACTTCTCCCCCTGGTGCTGGTGGTAGTTCTTGTTCGTTTATGTATTTATTAATTTGATTATATCTCTTTAGTTCTTCTAAAATTCTTAAGTCAGTTTTCATTATTAACCATTTAATAGTTGTTTTATTCCTGTTGTTGTTTCAACTTGAATTTTTTTATGAGTTCTCATTGTATTATCAACTCTTTCAATAAGACCATCTTTCATTCTTACAGTATAACATTCTCCAGTATCTAAATCACAAACTTGTTTAGAACCATTACCTAAGTCTTTTTCGGATGTTCTTGTGTTTTTACCAAGATAGCTATCCAATATTAATTTTGTACTCATAATCTTTTTATTTATAAATATCTAAAATTTATCAAATTTTAAATTATCTTGATTTTAATTGTTCAAAATAAGTAATAGCCTTTTTCATTTTGGCTTTATAACTCTGTATCGCCTCAGCTGAGGTGTTTTCATAATCCTCATCTGTTGCGGTTTCAAATGAATAATTTAAAATAACAAATTTTGTTATACTATCCAAGGTGTCTACTAAAGTTCCATCATTAATTGATTGTTGTACTCTTGGTTCTAATCTAGCCTTTAGAAAGTTAATTGAATTTGATAAAGAACTAAAAACCGCGTATGGGTATTTTTTTGAGCTACAATAATAGTTATTTTCAAAAAAACTGTCCGCACCTCCCCAATTACCATCTAATGTAATTCCGGCATAATTGTATTCATTTGTTGAGAATTTAGGTCCTTCTCCAGTTTCAAAATACATTCTACAAAAAATTACTTTCCTTAATAAAACAGAATTTGTAATGTTTTTAATTGCGTCATAAACGTTTTCAACAGTGGCAGTTGTTTTTGTTGGTGTTTTTAATGTGTATTTAGAATACTTAGATATAGTTGTACAATTTTCTAACGAAGTTGTATTAGCGTCATTAGTTGGTGTTGTTGTTCCGCTATTTGCTTGTAACTCTTGTTCTCTCTTATCTTGTTCAATTTTTTCAATAATTGACTGTAGTAAATTTTTTCTTAATGATTGTAAGTAGTCATCGAGTATTGGTAATGATGCGGTTGGTTGTCTTATTCCTGTAAAATAAGTCGTAAATGTTCCCGGTGAAATTCTATGACTAACCTCTAATATCATATAAGGTCCACTAAACATTGGGACATTTCTTAAATTAAAATACATTGTGGGTTGTATTAGTGCATTTCCCATCATAGTTACTTGACATCTATAACTTCTATTTTTATATAAGTTATACAATGATACGCTTTGAGTTGCTCCATTTCTATTACGATTTTGATTACCCATTTGAGTTATCACTTCAATACTTTCAGCGGTTGCCTTTCCAGCTGTTTGACTAACATCAAATCCCTGAAATATTTGTTGATTTTGGGGACCTATATCTATATTAAATCCAACAACTTTATTAGAAAACGCCCAATCTTTTTTATCGATTTGATTTTCAATCAAAGGATTATCACTAGCTCTTCTTAAATCAAACGCATCATTTCTAAATCTATAATCAACATTATTTTTTAAATCTAATTGTTCACTTGGTTTACCTCCGTAGAAACAAACCATTTTAGAGGATGAGTTTCTGTAATCAACATTTAAAAACGTTCCAAATAATGTGTTTGCAAACTCCAACGTTCCTTCTGGTTTTGGTATTGGGTTTTTAACCGCGTCTTGTACGTTATAAAAATTAACGTACGTTGGTAGATTCATAACGATAAAATGATTTTCAACTAATATAGTTTGAACAAAGGTTAACATATCAATTTGAGAATCAATGTTCTCAAGTCTATTTTGTAGTTTAAAAATATCAACTAATATTTTTTCACCTATATTTCTGCTAGCTCTATCTAACAATAGAACATCTTCAAATAATGTTTTATTTTTAATATCATATCCCGCAATCCATTTATCATTAAGTGCTTTGAATGACTCGTAAAGTTCTGATTTAGATTGTGTTCCTCCATTTATTTCTGAAGGCTTTCTAACTTCAACCGTGATTGTTGTTTTTGGTAGCGTATCTCTAACCTTAATCATTAAGTTATCCAAAATTTTATTTTGAAAACTCAAGTTATTTTCTAAAAAACTTGTCATTAATGTGTAGAAAGTTGTTAAGTTAAACTTTTTACTTGCTGAAGGTTGTTGTGTTAATGTTGTAGGTCTAATGTATTTTTCAACAATAGGGTTTAATTGTAATGACGCCTGATAGTAACCTAATATTATTTCCTCAATCAATACATTATCGTTAGGTTGGAATGATGGGGTTGTTGTTGACAATATCGTTTGTTTGTCTGGTGTAAATAAAACCGCCCTACTTTTAGGTCCCGGACCCTTAAAAACTTCAACAATATTACCATTTTGTAATATTGCGTAAGAATTTTGATTTGTCGTTGTTGGTGGTGGTGATGTGTTACTTTTTTTACTTAATAATTTTTGAGTCGCATAAATTTTAATTATTGGGGCGAAATTAATAATGTTTTCTTGTTTAAAAGCAACTCCAAAATCAATAAAAAAATCGGTAATGTAAGAACCGTTATTTTTATACTCCATTTCAGGTATTTCTGAAAAACCAACATAAGTTTCTAATGTTTTCCATTCATTAGGGTAATTTATTTTAGATTGAGATAGTGTTACTCCGCCTCCATTAAAAGGTAATGCGTCAGGTGTTGTTGCGTTATATGATTCCCAAGTATATGGGTCTGTTAAATCGGATTGTGAAAACGTTTTAAATAGTTTTAAATCAAATGAAGATGGGTTTCCGTGTTTAAAAACAACATCGTAATTTAAAAACCC